AGGGCAAGGCGCAGGAAATGCTGTTGGCCATGCTCGGGGAGCACGGGGTGCACTGATGATCCCTCGAGGCATGTTCCGACATGAGATGGCGGTGCAGAACTACACCGCGTCCGTTGACACCTACGGGCAGGCCACCAAGACTTGGTCGACCGTGGCCACTGTGCTGGGCCACATCGAGTCGGCCGACGGGCGGTCCATCGACTCAGTCGACATCAACCGCGGGCAGACGGCTTGGCGGCTCGTCCTGCCTTGGATTGACTCGGTGACGGTGAAGAGCCGGATCCTGCTGCGCGAGACTGGCAAGACCGACCGCGTGCTCGAGGTAACCGGCGTGCTGGACCCGACGCTGCGCCGGATGGAACTCCACTGCGAAGCGCTTGAGGTGACGGCATGAGTTTCCGCCGCGGCGCAACCTTCAACACCCCGGAGCACCTGCGGAACTACCAGCGTTTCATGGAACGCCAGGTCAATGCGTCGGAGAACCTGGGCATCATGCGTGCCGGAGCCAGCCAGCGCGCCCAGCGGGCGTTCCTGGCAGCCGAGCAGGTCTTCCTCGAGCTCCCCGACCGCGTCAGCCGCAATTTGTTCAAGCAGCTGCTGAGGCGCAGCCTCAAGCGCCTGGCGACGACGTACAAGCGGAACTGGCTGACGCACGGCGCCACCCACCGTAGCTACGGCGGGCAGGAAAGCCTGCGCAAGGCATCCAGCAAGGTCATCCAATCGATGGGTGACACCCGCGGGCTAAAGACGACCAGCCGAACCGGCTTCCGATACAAGCGGCGGCCCCGGTCGTACATCGCTCCCATCGTGGACAGCGGCCGTGCCCAGTGGCACATCAAGCGCGCAACCGCGGCACAATTCCCGCCCTCGGTTCTCAAAGAGGACTTGGCGATCGTCATCGAGACGCAACTGACCGAACTGGCCCGCAAGGCGCGCATGAAGGTGTCGAAGAAATGAGCATCGAAACCGCACTATTTCGCAGGCTCACCGACGACCTGGGCGTATCCGGGCTCGTGAGCACCCGCGTTAGCCCGGAGTGGCGACGCGAGGGCACGGCGCTGCCTGCCATCGTCTACAGCATCGACGCCCGCACGCCGGTGCGCACGTTGACCGGTACGACCGAACTGGCCGAGTTCTCGGTGGCCATCGACTGCATCGCCACGTCGATGTCAGGCGCTCGAGCGCTGGCGGACGCCGTGTCGGCATTGCTGAACGACAACACCCTCTACGGCACGGTGGACGGCACCAAGATTCAGTGGAGCGCCACCGACGGCGAGGACGTGGAGCGCATGGACGATCAGGAAGGCACGGACGACGGCCCGCGGGTGGTCCGTCAGACGTACCGCATTTGGGCAACAGGAGGATAAACCATGGCAGTCATCAGCAACGGAACCACGATTACCATCGCTACGGTAGCAGTCGACGCAACTGACATCAGCATCTCGGCGTCGTCATCTGCAGTCGATACCACGACACTCGGCGCGGCAACTACCACGGCAATTCAGGGCAGGCCGACCGTAACCGGCACCGCCACCATCCACATGGACAACGCCACAGCCTTGACGCTGGCAAACAAGTTCTGCGGTGCCAACCCCGTCACCACCGAGGTTGCCATTGTGATCAACGCTAGCGGTGGTGCAACTGGTGGCGTCGACTTCTCAGGGAACGCCATCGTGACCGCTTACAACCCGACGTACTCAAACGACGCCGTCCAGTCGGCTAGCGTGTCGTGGCAGTACACCGGCACCATCACCGCTGCAAGGGCTGCCTGACATGTGGCGGAAGTACACGGATGATTCCGTAATCGCGTACCCGTCGGTCCTTGAGGTTCGACCCCTGACGGTGTCTGAATGGCGCAAGGTCGAACAGCTCGACGAGGACGCTAAACAGGCGTTCGTACTTGAGTCGTGCACCAAGGTGGACGGTGTCCCAGGCTCGACAGCGCTGGATGTCCATGTCGCTACGGCGCTCATCCGTGGGGTCATGGCAAACCCTTGGATTGGACCCCAGCCGACCGCATAGAGCGGCTGCTGGCGGTCCTGGCATATGGGCTGACACGGCAGCCTGAATCGGTGGTCGAACCGTGGCGCAAGAGCACTAGACCGGACTGGATCGCAACCCTAGGAAAGGTGGCAACGTGGCAAAACTAGGCCTTTCAATCGGGATTGACGCCGACGTAACCGGTCTACGCAAGATGGGCCGTGATGTGACCGGGGAGCTCGAGAAGCTGCGCGGAGTCACGAATAGGGTTGGCTCGGCAGTAAGCGCAGCCATGGCGATGCCCATGATCGGCTTCCTGTCGAGCGTCATGCAGGCGCATGCCGAGGCTCGCAAGGTGCAGGCCGACATGATGGCGCCCTTCAGCGGACGCATGATGATGGCTGAAAACTCTGCCGAACTGATGAAAATGGCCGTCGGCCAGCGCATGACTCAGGCCGGAATGGACGAGCCCGCCGCTCGCCAAATCAAGGCCACCGCTGAGCAGCAGGCAATGTCAGCACTTTTGGCAACGCAAAAGGGCGGCACCGTAGGCAAGACGCTTGAAAACATGCTGGAATCGCCAACCGGCTTCGCATCAAACATGATCCGGTACGCCGAAGGCGGTGCCCAGGAAGCCGGCGCCGTGCTCTCGGAATTGTTCGGCGGCAACTTCGGCGCATTGCTCGGGAACATTCAAAACCCCGAAAATCAGGCAAACCTCGCGCTAGGTCAACTGCGCCAGCAATCGGCCGTCGCCATGGCCACCGGCGACGTTGGTCAATATGAGGGCTTGCGAATGCAGATTGAGCGGCAGACCTACATCCTGGCTGAGATCGAACGGAACTCGAAGGGGGCACGGTAATGGCCTGGCAGGTCAAACTCAAGGCTAACAACACGCAGCTTGCCGTTACGGCTGAGCCTGCCCCAAGTTCGGAAACCCGTACCTACATCGCCTTCGAGGACAACGCCGCATACGACGGCACAGCTGACACCACTTGGACCGTTTACGCCTTGGCAAAAGGCACTGGTTCGCCATGGAACCTGATCCCGAAGGTCGGACAGCGCCTCTACCCCGGCAGCACTGACTCAAACGCTCGGCAGTTGCTGGTCGAAACGGTCGAGGTTGAGGTGGAGCCGAGCCGAGCGAATGCTTGGCGGATCATCGTGCGAGCATCGGCACCGTTGGTTGGCAACAAGGGCTACGCATCGGTTGACATCACCTACCAACAGCGGTCAAGAATGGCTGACGTGTACATCGTGCCAGGGTCATATCCAGCAAACGGTGACTCGGCATGGCCGCCTACTAGCCTCATTTCAGGTTCGGTCGTCAACACCATGGGAGATCCAGTCAAGAACCTGGTTCCCGGCGCTGCCATCGTCATCGCAGCGACGTACAACCCTACGGTTGACGTTGCTGGCTCCTACTGGATGACAACTATGCCTGCCACGTTAGACCTGATCAACCGGGCTGGCTTGCGCAACTCGGCTGCGTTCCTGAGCTACCCGACCGGTTCGCTGGTCTTCATCGGTCACGAAGAGCGGCAATTGTCGGAAGAATCCGTGCAAATCTCTTGGACGCTGGCATACGACGGCGCCTATCACCTGAACCAGGTCCCCTACCGTCGACCGACCGATGGCAGCCTGTGGCTCGACACCCTGTACGCATGGGGTGGCGGTGGCAATCAAGCGCGAGGCACCAGCAAGGCGGCATGGTTCCAGCCATATCCAGGCACCAAAATCAACTACAACACTGCCGGGCAACTGTTCCCGCAGGAAGTGCTGAACTACCTCGCCACTCCTTTCCCGGCATGGTGACATGAGCCAGTTTTCACCTAGATACACCTTCGGCGGCGCTGGCATTCCTGCGCCGATGCTGAACCGAATGTCGTCGGCCTCGGAGTTCGTTGTCAACAACCAAGAAGCAATTGCCGAAATGCTGGGGTCGGAGTTTTCCGGCGTCGGGCAAATGCTCATGCAGGTGGTGTCATCCGCAACGCTTTCATCCAATCGCTGGGCCTACACCCTGAAACTTTGCCAGCCTGATTCGGCAGGAACTGCAGTGACTGCTGTTACGCAGACCGAATTGACCGGATTGACGGCGTACAACTTGTCCGAGTTTGGAAACACATCGAGCGTGGCTGGCGGTGGTGTAAATGCCACGCGAGCCAACGCGGCTGGGTTCAATCTGCTTGCCGTACCCGACAACTCAGTAGTGTGGGCAATTGTGGTGACTAAGGCCGACGGTTTGAATGTTGCTTTGTTCGAGCGCATGAACCAATACGACGGTGAATGCCCTTCTGCACTGATCAACGTTATTGACGGAGGGAGCTACTGATGACGGACCAAATCCGGCTAAAGCGCTCGAGCACGGCGGCAGCGGTTCCGACGACCGCTCAGCTCGTCACAGGTGAACCGGCTATCAACACCACCGACGGCAAGTTGTTCGCTGAGAACACGGCCGGCACGTCGGTGTTCACCTGGTCGCACGACGCCGGGGCGGCCATCACCGGCGGCACGATCAACGGGGCGACCGTCGGCGCGACCACGGCGGCCAGCGGGCGGTTTACGACGATCGAGGGCACGAGCACGACGGCCTCGACCTCGAGCACGACCGGGGCGCTGATCGTCGCTGGCGGGGCGGGGATCGCCAACGACGCCTACATAAACTCCCTGCGTGTTGGGAAGGGCAACTCGGGAATCGTGCACAATACGGTGCTCGGTATTACTGCCGGACGAGTCCTCAACTCGAGCAGCAACGGAAACACGCTGATCGGTTACCAAGTCGGCTACTTTTTGACCAGCGGTACTTTGAATGTAGCGCTTGGCAAAGATTCCCTAGCTGCACTAACTAGCGGGAGTGGCAACTTTGGACTTGGATCTCGTGCCGTCTATTCGAACAGCACCGGAAACCATAACGTAGCAGTCGGCACCGAGGCGCTTGAGTTCGCCACGAACGGACTCAATACGGCCATCGGTGGATTCGCTGGCAAGAACCTAGCCGCGGTCAGCTACAACACGGCGATCGGATTCGAGGCGGCACGCTATCACGCCGACGGATCAACGGCCCTTACCGGGGCACAGTCGAGCACCTATATCGGCTCACGTTGTCGAGGCAAGAACAACAGCGACAGCAACTCCACCGTGATCGGCGCTGACGCCATCGGCGACGGTGCTAACACTACGGTGATCGGCACATCGAGCACAACCCAGACCAAATTGCACGGAACATCCACCAGCGTTGGCATCATCAGCGGTGATCGGGTGCGCGTTGTCAATTCCAAGACGCCCGCAAGTTCTAGTGCCACCGGGACGGCTGGTGATATCTGTTGGGATTCGTCGTACCTATACATATGCACGGCTACAAATACGTGGAGGCGCGTGGCACACGCGACGTGGTAATGGATCCCGCCGAATACATCTCTATGATCCGTCGTGGAATGGCCGAAAACGCCGAAGTTTTCAACTTGCCAGCCGATGCGTTGGAGCGAGCCGATCGAATTGCGCGAGCAAAATCGCACCTGCTCACGATGCTTGAGGATCCCGACTTGGTCGCAAACAGCAGCCAGGAAGAGTTGGACGCATGGCGACTGCTAGCGGGGGAACCATGAGATGCCTAGCCGCCATCGTCGTCGTCGTGGCGACATCCTGCGCTGGTCCGAGCGAACGGATTGCCGCCAACACGACCGCCGTGCGTCAACTCGCGCACAGCAGCGGCC